TTATGCTTATCCGCCAGATCGTTATGAGCTTGGCGAGCGGTCAGCCAGTTGCCCTGCAACATGAGGTTGCTATGCTCATATGCCTCAGCGAGGGCTTTCCAGTAATCTCGACTGCCTCTCAGTGTGTCCGTCTTAACCACATGAATCAGAACCCCAAGCGAGCCGGTCAGTATTACGGTAACTGCTATCTCAAGCATATATCCCCCGTTCTGTGCTAAAATGGTGCAGTGCAATGAAACGTAGTTAATTGATTTGAGCCTGAAAAATCCGCGCTGTAGTGCGCTGCGGCATGACCAAGATGCGAAAATTCGGGAGCGGCGGTGCGCACTTTGATCCCGCCGGGAATGCCCAACAGGCAACCGCCCCCGCGAGCAACTTCCTGCCCGCAACTCGTAAGGCTATCTTGTGTGATGAAGGCACTACCCTCGTCGCTCATGCTGCTGCCTCTGATGAGGGGGTGGCTTTCAGCGCGCGTTCAAAATCAGCGAATGAAATCGGAACACCTTTTGCGCGTAAATCTTCCACAATCCTGATTTGCCAAGAAGGCGGAACACTTCTGCGCTCACGCCATTTTCTGCGAGCATCATCCTTGGCGCCCACGCGAGCGCCAGATTGATCAATGATTTGCCAATTGATTTCCATTAACATGTAGTAATGATATGGCGGACGGGACGCCATGTCAATCTCTTTTTCAGGACCGCATATTTTGTGTTGACATAACCGGACAAGTTGTCCATTATCCCTTCATAGCAAACGCATGAGGGCGATATGAGCAGCAAACAAATCATCAGCCAGCTTTACACGCTGATAAACCAGCTTGAGAACAACGAAGCGAGCCGGGGCGACGCGCTACAGGATGAGCTTATCGCCCTGCACGATGCGGTGGATAGCTACGATGTGGCATATGACAGCCGTGCAGAGAATTATGAGCCTGAGAGCCGCGCCTATCGTTCTGCCGAGCAGGCTTACAAGGAATCGCGGGAGTGGACGGCATGAGCGCGGCCTTCAACAAGCTCCTGCTTCGTGCGGAACATGCAAAGCATATCATCGACAAGGTAGCTGCATGTGGCGTCTTGGACGAGCAGACATTCGGTGAACTTGAGGCGGAATATTTCGAGGCCCGGCGTGAACTGCTGGATTGCCTTGATGCCATGACTGGCGGCTTTTCCGAGCGGCTGTCGGAGGTGCTTTCATGATCCTCCAACTTGCAGAGCTAACCCGGCTGATAGCCGAAATGGGCGAGACATTCGCCCGCATGGGGCAGGTCGTCATTGAGGCTGAAACGCCCGTTGCCGAGCCTGAGCCGGTTGATGAATTTCCAGAGATTGAAGGGGTGATACGGATATGACTGACACGAAGAACAATACAGGGCTTGATAACACAGGCTACCGGAACACGGGCTACTGGAACACAGGCGACTGGAACACAGGCAACTGGAACACGGGCTACTGGAACACAGGCTACCGGAACACAGGCGACCGGAACACAGGCGACCGGAACACAGGCAACTGGAACACGGGCTACCGGAACACAGGCGACCGGAACACAGGCGACCGGAACACAGGCTACCGGAACACGGGCTACTGGAACACAGGCGACTGGAACACAGGCAACTGGAACACGGGCTACTTTAATACCATCACGCCGGATAAGGTTATGGTGTTCAACGGTGCGATGGTGGGCCGTGAGGCGTTTATTAATGCCTGCCCCAACTGGCTATATCAACCCTCGCCCACAACTTGGGTTCCTGACACAGAAATGACCGATCAGGAAAGGGTGGATAACCCCACCTTCCACACATGCGAAGGCTATCTTCGCAAAAATGATTGGACGGCGGAATGGGCTAAGGCGTTCGCGGAAGCATCACAAGAGGATGTGCAAAAAGTGCGTGATCTCCCCGGCTTCGATGCTGATGTGTTTAAGGAAATCACGGGGTTGGATTTATCTGCACCCACCAAACCTGAAAACCCGCGCGAGATCATAATCGACGGCGCTACCTATGTTTTGAAGGGGTGATTTATGTCTGAGGAATTGAATGTTGTGGGCTACCTACATAAAAATTCTGTGGGCGTTCGGATACTTTCGCGCGAGGCGACTATCATGGCGCGCGATGAGGGTGAAGGCTGGACCTCTACTGCTCTAGTTCCCGCAGACGAACTATCCACCCTCCGCGCGCAAAATGCTGCTTTGGTGGAGGCGTTGGAGAACACGACGCAGGCATTCCAAGATGAGCTTGATCGTCGCGGCGTCACCGAGGATTTGGATGAAGAAGAGTTGATCGATTGGCTCGGCAAGGATGATGGTCGGAAAGCCATTGGCTTGCTTATCCGTCTCCGCCAAGCCCGCAACGCTCTCGCACAGGTGGCGAAATGAGCGGGGGTAAGCACTGGTCTATTGTGACCGCTCTAGAGCAAATCAGATCTTGTGAATTTGAGTGTGAGGCTGGCCCTCTCGCCAACAATGTTGGCTGGCAATGGCTTGAAGCCGCCGCAAAAGTTGGACCTGAGTTCTGGCCGGGGCAAGGTGTGTGGTTTGAAGTTGAAGCAACCGCCGCAGGCAAAACGCTTCGCCAGTGGGTCCACTTCTACATTGTTGGCTGCACTATGACTTCCGACACTGAGCGGAGGCTATGGACATACAACCTAAGCTACGACCCGCCGGGGCCGTGGCATTACGGCACGACGCATTTCACCGGGATAGCGGCAAGCAAGCTGCGCCTTGAAAAACCGGAGTTGGTAGAATGACTGACCTCGACAACCCCTATCTGCTGGCTGTGCTGGCGCTGTTTACATGGGTCTGGCTGGGATACTGGATGAAGGAGTTGGGAAGATGAGCAAGGCAATCACAGCATGGCCGTGGGGGATTGAGCAGGCGGCAGAAACGCTTTGGGTTGGCCCTCTTCGCCCTGATGGTGAAAAGGTCGAGCAGGTTGTTGTCGCCCTCAATTACGACGCTGAATTAACGACCGCAGCTAAAACGCGGCAGTTGTCCAACGCCCTCTTGATAGCCGCCGCGCCGGAGTTGCTGGCGGCCTGTCAGAACATCGCTCCGCTCATGGGCGCGTATAAGAATGATGATTGTATGTGGGCCGCATTCTCTCAGATTGTCGCCGCAATCACCAAAGCCACCCAACCATGACCGCCCTAATCATCATCACCGCAGCCCTGTTTGCTTATGGGATAGGCATGTCTCTCAAGAGGGCATGGGGTGAGTTCGTAGCCTACATGGATAGGCAGTCTAAGGAGTTTTGAGATGAATGCAGTAGCAAAAAAAGAGATCGGCGGCGAAGTCGCGGAATACACTGGCGGCTTGCTAGATGTTATCGCCCGCGCTGCGCGTGACCCGAATGTTGATATAGATAAGATGGAACGCCTGATAGCGATGCAGGAGCGGGTGCAATCCCGCAATGCAGAGATAGCCTTCAACGCGGCGCTGGCAGAATTACAGCCGGGGTTGCCGGTGGTCAATGAGAGAGGCGGCATTAAAGACCGCAACGGAAATGTGCAGTCGACCTACGCACTATGGGAGGATGTGAACGAAGCAATCCGTCCACTTCTAGCCCTTCACGGCTTTGCTCTACGCTTCCGAGTAGAAAGAGCGGGCGACCAAATCAGTGTGACAGGCATTCTGTCGCACAGAGACGGCCATAGTGAGCAGACAACGCTATCCCTGCCAACGGACGGCAGCGGCAGCAAGAACGCGGTGCAAGCCGTAGGTTCCTCTACCAGCTACGGCAAGCGGTACACAGCATTTGCGCTCCTGAACATCACCTCAACTGGCGAAGATGACGATGGCCGCGCTGGGGGGGCAGTGAACACTATTTCCCTAAAGCAGTACGATGAACTGCTGCGCCGTATGAGCGAAGTCGGGGCAGATCACGAGCGGTTTGTTGCATACCTTCAAAGCGCGAAATTGCTCAGGGGTGAAGACCTGTCCGAACTGCCGGCTTCGAGTTACGGGCGGGCACTCGCGGAACTGGCAAAGAAGGTGTCCGCGAAATGATGCAGATCATGGACTGTGAACAAGGTTCGCCCGAATGGTTTGCCGCAAGGGCCGGGATTCCTACCGCGAGCCAATTCTCAACCGTCATGGCGTCGGGGCGTGGCGGCGCGGAAAGCAAAACGCGCCGAACCTACATGCTGAAACTTGCCGGTGAAATCATAACCGGCGACCCTATGGATAGTTTCAGCAATGCTCACACAGAGCGCGGCCACGAGATGGAGCCGGAGGCGCGTAATTTTTATGCGTTTCGACATGATGTTGACCCGCAACTAATCGGCTTCATCCGCAATGGGAATGCAGGCGCATCCCCAGACAGCCTCATTGGTGAAAACGGGCTGTTGGAGATCAAAACCAAACTCCCACACCTGTTGATTGATGTGACATTGCGCGGTGAGTTCCCGACGGACCACAAGGCGCAGTGCCAAGGACAACTTTGGATTGCCGAGCGCGAATGGATCGACCTGATTTGCTACTGGCCGAAAATGGAGCCGTTTATCGCGCGGGCATACCGAGACGAGGAATATATCAAACAACTAGCGCGGGCCGTGGATCAATTCAATGACGAATTGGCCGAGATCATCGCCCGCCTCATACCAGAAAGGATAGCCGCATGACGCCCCCGCTCGGCAGAAAGCAGAAAGCTATCCTCTCTCTGTTGTCGGAGGGAGGTTGGGTTCGCGGTGCTGATATAGCCCGACATATTGGTGTGCCGAGCTATGTTCTGTGGCCTTATATCGAACGCCTGCGCTGGCGTGGGTATAGTATTGAGGGCGCGCAGCCTCTCGGCTACAGGTTGCTGTGTCAGCCGCAACAGGCCGCCGCGTAAATGCTCCCGCGCGCCGCTTTTTGGTTGCAATGGCTGAAAACGCCGCGCGGCAGAGCATGGGAGGCAGAACACTCATGAGACATGAAGCCCCACCCATTCTCTTCAAGAGGCACCTTGGCGGGCTTTATCCAGCATCGGCGTATGCTGAAAAGCAACTTGAGGCGCTGGACAGGTCGGCTCCGGTCAAGATCGAGTTCAAGCGGACGCGCGGTAATGACCGTAGGATGGCACTGTATTGGATCGTGCTGGCAAAAGCCGCAGATGCGCTTTCCGAGATATGTGAGGGTGATCCACTTGACGCCGTTCTCCTACACCGCGTCCTTAAAGATCGGCGCGGCCTATATACCGAAACGACCCTGCCATCAGGCGAGGTCATCAAGAATTACGACAGCATCTCGTTCCACAAAATGACGGAGAACGAGCGTGCCGATTACATAGATTGGGCCTTCAATACGCTCGCCAAATGGCTGCGAATTACGGTCCAAGAACTGACCAGCGATTAACCCCCGCACCCGGCGGAACATTGCCTGTCACTCCGGGTGAAAAGGACAGGCGAAAGGTATTTGAGATGCGGATCAAGGAAATAGTAAGCCAGCACCGTCGCGATTTTACTGCGATCTACGAGTGTGAGCATTGCGGCGAAACGCAGCGCGCGGGCGGTTATGACGATGCATATTACCACAACAATGTTATTCCAAAAATGGAGTGCAAGGCCTGTGGTAAAGCAGCGAGCGAGACCTATCGGCCATTAGCGCCGAAATACGCCGAGGGGTTCCAGATATGACCCCCCGCCCACAACCAGCAGTCGAGCGTCCCGTGCGGTATATAGGCCGCATGGGGTTGCAGATCACCGAGAAGCGCGTGGGTGACCGCTATTGGAACGTCCGCGCGCAGAAGTGGGATGTGGTGAGATGACCTTCGCGGTCCACAGCCTCCATGCCCCGCCA